GTTTCAAGCGTAGCTGATGTTGTTGCACTAGCTGCTGCCAAAGCAATAGTATTGACAGACGCTATAGCATCTAAATTAGTTTTTGTTAATACTGATACTGCAGCTACTCTAGTTTCTAATGCTGCAGATGTACCAGCACTTGCAGCTGCTACTGCTATAGTATTTACTGATGCAATAGCATCTAAGTTAGTTTTAGTTAATACTGATACTGCATCTATTCTTGTATTTAAAGTTGCTGATGTAGATGCAAAGGTAGAAGATACTGTAGCTATTCTTGATTCTAGTGTTGCAGAAACTGTAGCAATACTAGTAGCCATAGTAGCTGATAAGGCTGGAACTAAAGCAGATACTGCAGCTATACGTGTTTCTAATGTAGCTGATGTACTAGCACTAGCAGCCGCTAATGCAATTGTATTAACGGATGATATGGCATCTAAATTAGTTTTGGTAAGAACAGATACAGCATCAATGCGTGTATTAAGTGTTGCAGATGTTGAAGCAAAAGTAGAGGATACTGCTGCAATTCTAGTTTCAAGATTAGCAGATGTAGCTGCACTTGCTTTTGTTTCTGTAAGAACTGATACTGCATTAATGCGTGTTTCAAGTGCTGCTGAAGTAGAAGCAAAAGTAGAGGATACTCCTGCAATACGTGTTTCTAGTGTAGCAGAAAGTGCAGCAACTGTAGAAGATGTAGCAGCAGGTTCACCACCAACCAGTATATTTGTCGCATCTACTGTTGTTGCACTTATCGTGCCAGCACTAACAGTTGTAGCAAATAAATTACCAGTTCTAAGACTGCTTACACTTACATCCTGAAATGTAAGATTGGTTGCATTTATTGTACTAGTTGTAATACTTGTAGCTACAATATTTGTAGTTTGTATATTAGTTGGTTGAAATGTACCAGTAACTTTTAAACTACCAGCAACACTTACATTGCCTGTAAATGCAGCAGAAGTTTGAGAAAGTTTTAATGAAGAGTTAGTTCCAGCCCCATCCTGAACATTACGGAGTGTTTCATCTATACCGCTATTAGAAGCACTAGAATTAATCTGTAACAAATCCTTATAGGTATTTGCAATTTTTTTACCTGTTAAATCTGCCATCTATACTGCGTTCCAATACTTATCTAATAACTCATACTGATAAATAATTGTATGAATCTGGTCTGCATCTTCCCAATTTACATTACGGTCAAAATTAGGTTCTGGTCTTGCGTTCATTACATATTGACTATTATCACGTAAGTCAGGAGATTTATTTTGTGGATGTATTACTCTATCATATGACCCATCCCAATCATTAGGACAAACCCACAAATCAAAACTATTTTTGCGTAATCTACTTCTTGGAAAAGAAAATCCACAAATATCACATTCTGCTTTTGTATGTTTACCACGAGCCATTTAAATACTTGGTAGCCACGCAGATACCGGAACAGCTGAAACTAAAGCAGGTCTTTGTGGTCTAGCATCCTTTATGTTTTCATCATCTTTAACAGAAGCTATTCTATTTTGAGGATGATTGTTTAAATCATATTTGCCTTCGTAATCTGCAGGGCAAACCATCATTCCATAACTATTCTTTTTTAGTTCACGTAACTCATAACGAAAACCACAAATATCACAAATGCCTAATGTTTTTCTTGCCATTATACATAGTTCAGACGAGGTGTAATATGCATACTTGCACGTTCTTTATCTTCTTCTTGCGCCCTCATTAGCCTTTCTTCATATTCTTGTTTTAACATTTGAATACGTCCTGCATCTACGCCGGGTCGTTTCATAGACATAAAGTAAGCTGTACCAGCAGTAAGACAAGGTAAGAATCTACGAGATACATCTGCATTTTGATTTGACCTTGTTACATCTTGTATGTATTTTACAGTTTCAAACTTAACAACATCTGTGCTGTTTTCAGGGACAGGCCACAAGAACACAACAGATTTATCACGTTCCCTTCTAACAGCAAACTGTGTTGGTCTGCCTATCTGACCTTTACGAGGAACTTTTAAATACTCCTCCATACTAATACGTTCAAGCTGTAGGTCAATATTACTTCTGTTTACTACAGCTTCAAGTACATCAATATTTTCTGAACCAAGGTCATAACTAGTTGTGCTTGTTGTCACAGTTACAGCAGTAGTACCAATTGTCCAAAGTTGGATACCACGATTTTGCCAATCTTGTAAAAGTAAGTTAATAGACCTACGAGCAGAACGAGGCTCTTCACCAAGCGTGGCTTCACCTCCTATCATTTCCATAGCTTCTTGGATTACCTCATCAATGTCCATTGAAAAACTATATGTACCTGATGTTGCCATTTATGGTCTCCTTGCTCTTCTTTTATTTGTCTTCCTTTTCTTTTTCTTTTGAGGAGGACGTTTAATTTGTTTACCTATTGATGCTCTTGATACAACCATAATTATCCTAGTTTAAAATATATTAATATTGTTAAAATAACAACACCTATAATAGCAGCAACTATACCAGCTGTTTGAAAGTTGTCTATTGTTTCTTGACGTTTCTGTCTTGCTATTCTAGCTCTTTCTTTCTCAGCTTCTTTTTCTTCTTGGATACGTTTGGCTCTTTCATTAATAATCTCTTGCCATGTTCCGTGTCCAAACCTGTGGTCAACTAATTGACGCATCTCATCCATTTGTTCTTTAGCAAGCTTTGCATCAATAACAGTAGACGCTGCATCTTTTGTTTGTCCTATAATAGATTTATTACCAAACCTATCTTTTTGAATTTGTTTCTCACCTAGAAACATTCCATCAATAGCCCCAGCAATATCTCTTATATCATTTGCAGTTTGTATATTAGATTTAATAAAGTCAACAGACTTCTGTACTAATGCAATACCTGCAAGTCCTGTACTGATGGGGTCCACGTAATCATCCTCTCTTTCTCTTTGATTACCATTTAACTTTATGACTCCAATATTTTGCACTTAGTTTTGTTGTAGGTTTACCTTGTGCATTATGTCGTGCATAGTAAGACCGCTTACGTGCTTTATCTTTAGCAGTCTTTGGATTTTTGCCAGCACCTCTAACGCCTTGCTGACCAAAACGAATAGTCTTTATTTTATCACCTTCTTTAGCCACAACAACGTGAGACTTAGTTTTGTGATTTGGAGTACGCTTTGGTTTATTATAACCACTTACTCCTGCTCTTACTAATCTTGGGTCTTTCTTTTTAGACATTAATATAAACGATTATGTGGTGCTTTACCAATCTTACCGCCCTTCTTAGCTGATATAGACTTTCCTTTTTTAATTTTCTTTTGGTCTTTTTGTTCTTTTAAAATAGTTCCTAGCAAACTACCTGTTCTTCCACCTTGGTTTTTAGACACAACATCTCCTCCTTTTTTATAATAACTACGCATCATTTCTTTATTTTGAAAGCCCATAGATTCGAGGAATTGTTGACGCTCTTTTTTTGACATTCCTTGTAACAACTTTTCCATATCACTTTCACGTTGTCTTTTTTTTGCACTAGCTGGTGCTTTTGTTTTTGTCTTTGGTTTAGTTTTAGTTGCTTTACGTCTTCCTAATAAAGCACTACCTATGTCTTTTAATTTAGATTTTGCCATTTTATTTCTCCTTAATATAATCTATTACGTGGTGCTTTACCAATCTTACCGCCTTTTTTAGCTTTACGATATTTGGCTGTTTTCTTTGCTATAGCTTCAGGCTGCTTAACAAATTGTCTTCCTGCCTTTGTTCCTTTTCTTTTAGCTCTCGAAGTCGCCGCATATTCCTGTGGGGTGAGTGCCTTAATAGCTGCCTCTGGTAAGTATCTTTCGCCCGTCTTGCTTGACTTCTTACCACTCTTTGTTCTCCACTTTTGTTTTGTCCAGTTGGTAAGAGATTGTTGTGACTTTGCTTTTGCCATATATCATTCTACTATTTGTAGCCTCCACCTGCATCTTTATAAGCTTTTGCAAGCATTTGAGCTTTACGAGCAGACCACTGACCGGGCTTACCGCCTTTACTACCAGCTTTAATACGATTAAACTGACGCTTTCTCATTTCTGGTTTTGTATAGTTACCTGCTTCATTAACACGGCTTTTAGGTTTACCGCCTTTTTTTAATTCTATACTAGATAAAATTTTAGATTGTTTAGCATGAGTTTTACTAGCCTTTGCTAAACCTTTAGCTACTTTTTTAATTTTCTTTTTATCTTTATTACTGTAAACAATTTGACCACCTTTAGCTAAAGAGACACCTCTACCTAAAAGAATATCTTTTTGAGTAACTTTACCATCACCAGTTAAATCAGGAAATTTTTTTGCCATTATATTGACCTCGCTGCTCCTTTACCTTTACCTGTAGGACGACCATTAATTAAACCACCAGTGCTTTTAAAAACATAAGAACCATCCTTTTGTTTTTTTCCACCTACTGTTTTCATAACTTCTTCAACACCTTGTTCTCTAAAACGTTTAGTTAAGTCCATAGCATCTTGGTCTACAGTTTTAGCTTTAAAACCACTTGGTTTTTGTTTTCTCCTAGGATTATTTTTTCTTCTTAATTCTTCATCATTAGGGTTACTCATTCTTTTTCCCATTATCTTTTCATTACCTTTCCACCACCACGAAGAGCCACGCCCATTCCACGAAGACCTTTAGCAGGAGTTCTGTTTCGTTTCGTTTTTATAGTAATACCTTTAGCAGGTTTTCTTTCTAATTTCTTTTTTACAGTTTTATCTTTATCCGCAGGTTTATTTAATCTTCCACCTGTTAGTTTTTTAGTAACTTGAGGTTTAATTCCTTTTCTTTTAGAAAGAACATCAGAATAATCTACACCTTGATAAGTAGCAGGTTCTCCTTTTCTTTGTTTACTAATAAGTTTTCTCTGAACACCTATTAGTAAATCATCATAGTCCATTTCTTTTTGGTCTAATTTAGAGAATGTATTTCTTTTAGGTCTAGTATCACGTTCTTGTTTAACGCTTTTGTCACCCCTACGGTTAGCACCTTTTTGCATTTCTCTTTTTACATCTTTAGCTTTACCTATTCTAGCTTTTGCAGCAGTATCTGCTTTTACTTCTTTTTTAGTTTGCCTACTTTTAGGCGCACGAGCATCTTTAGATTCAGGAGTAGTTTTATCTCTACCTATAGGTTTTCCTCTATCATCTATTATTGCTTTTTTTTGTTTTCCTTCTCTTTGAAGAAGAGTTCTTAATCCTTTTTTTATAGCTTTATCTTTTGCCATTATCTTATTACCTTTCCACCACCTCGAAGAGCTTTACCCATTCCACGACCTAAAGTACCGCCTTTCTTTTTGGTTGTAAACATATCGACTAAATCTTGTATATCTGCTTCTGACTGAGGTGAATCTTTACCTCTAAGAAATGCAGCAGCTTGACTACGCTCATATTCATATAATGGGTCACGCTGTGAACCACGTTGAGAACGTCTTGGACCTACATCTTCTACGCCACCAGCTTCTGCTTCTCTAGCTATACGTCTTTCAAAAGCTTCTGTAGTTTCTCTACCTTCTGTAAGTTTAGCGGCTTGTCTTCTTTTTTTCCTATTAGTTTGTGATTGACGAAGCTCACGTAGTGGACGAGATGTTTGACCTTTTAATTCCCTTTCAACTTCTTTTCTATAAAACGCTTGCATTGAACGGGGAAGTTCACTAATTTCTCCACCACGTTTGAGAAAGTCTTCGATAGATTCAGTCTTTTTAATTTTACTAGTAGCTTCTTTAAATTTTTCATATGCTGCCCTCGCTTTATCTTCGGCTCTCATTTTTTGACGACGCTTAACTCCCATAGCTCCTGCGCCTTTTGCTTTTACTTTTTTATCTTTTTGTTTCTTTTGGTTTTCAGTTTTTTGTCTTGCTTTTATTTGAGCAGCTGCATATCTTTCTTTAGCCTTTTGAGATTTAACAGCAGAATCAACTGCTTTTTTACCAAACTCTTTATTAGCTGCTGCTTTTCCTGATTCTTTAATAAATTGTAATATTTGTCTTGCACTTGCCATTACAATCCTCCTTCAATTGTGTTATCACCACCGCCTGTTGAAGCAGGAGTTTGCATATCATCACGGCGTGTTCTTCTTGATTGATTACGTAATAATCCTACTGCATTTTGATATTGTTGTTCGTATACTTGTTTAGCTGTATAGTTTTTCATAAATCCTAAAGCTTCTGACATACAAGCTGCATATAAAGCATCATAGCAAAATTCACTAAAGTAGTTACTATCTGTTGTGCTAGTTAAAGTTACAGGTCTAGTAACATAGACAAGCTCTGCGTCGTAAGTAGCACTAGCTGTAGGGGCAAAACGAATTTTTGTATTTGTTCTTTTTGCATAATATTTAGGAGTTCCTGTACTTGCTGATACGGGCCAATAATCATTTATAAATTCATCTGTTCTTTGTAGTAGATTTATTTTAGTTCCGTTTTCAATAATATTAATATTCTTAACTATTCTTGTTCCTGTAGGAATTGTTAAATCATTTGTTCCTGCACTTAATGTAATAGATGTAATAGTCACAAGACCATAATCATCAAGAGATTTTGTTAGTCTTTCTTCTGCACGATTAACAAGTTTAGGAATATGATTGACAAACTCTGTGCCATCATTTTCTGTTGTTTCAATAATATCATTTACAAGATATGTATAATTAGCCATAATAAATAGTCACGGTTGCTGCACTAACTGGTAAAGCAACAGATACAGTTCCTGTCATTCTAATACCATTATCACTATAGCTTTGGTCTGTTAAATCATTTGCTGTTGTATTTGTAAACTTAATTATATTACCTGTTACAGTACCAAAAGGGTCTGTAGATGTTCCAGCAATTATAAAGTCACCAACACCTGTAGCATGAATAGCACGTATTCTTGTATCTTTTACAGCTTTTCCAGTTGCCGCATCAACTGCATCTCCTGATGTAGATACAAAAGATACTCTAACATTTGTTGTCATATTAATACTCCTAGTTATAATCAGATACACCTATTATACACAAAAAAGGGGAAAGATACAACGACCTTTCCCCATAAAACTTTAATTAAGTTTTTAGTTGGTTACGAACCAGCGTTACCAAAGTAACCTCTCCAATCAGAGAAGCCAAAGCTATAACGCTCACGAGCTTTAAAGCGAAGGTTTCCTGTATCGAAGTCAGGCTCCATTTTGGTTTGCAATGGTGAACGTACAAACATTTTTGCGCCATTCGGAACATCAGTTTTGATGAAGAAAGCGTTTGTGTCTGTAAAGCGACGGTTCACAAAGAAACCACCGGGAATAAGTCCTTGGTTTCTGATAGAGTTAATGTCGTTTACGTTTGTTGCACCATTAGCTGCAGTTGTTGGGTTAACCCCAATAGTTGTTGACATTGTGCTGTTTAGAACTTGGTCAGCAACAAATGCCAAGTCAGATGGAATGTGGAGGCTTTCAGCTTGTGCGCCGATTAAGATACCACGGTCATCTTTGATTTTGGAAATGCTGATAAGAGCAGTTTCCAGTGAAGCTTCCGACAGGTCAGCAGCAGTAAGCAAGTTACTTTGGTTGCCATCCCCAATAGTCGGGTGTGCGTTGGAGAAGAACGGTTGTCCATCACCACCAGCAAAGCTTGAGTTAAAACCATTGTTAAATACGTCAGCAGCTTTAACTTGTTTTGTGTTAGCCATTGCACGAGCCAAACCTTTGGCACGTAACTTGGCGAATGTGTCATAAAGATTATCTTCCATAGCTTCTTCTGTGACAGCAAATCCAAGAGCGATAGTCTCGTGTGTATAACGAGATGTAAAGCTTTCAGAAGCGTCGTCGTAAGAAACAGCAGCACCCTCACCTTTTACAGGTGCAGTACCGAAGCCAGTGAAAAGAACCTCTTCCTCGAAAGCACGGTCACTATTTTCAGTTTCAAACAGTGGAGCGTGTTCGTCAGAGACTTCCCCATACTCAAGACCGAATACGGCATTAAGACCGGGGAGAAGCTCTTTAGCAATAGATGCTCTATTTATAGCCATTGTTATTTATCTCCCCTAGTTAGTTGTTGTTACTGGAGCAGTCACAAAGACGTTACGGAAGTTGTCTTCATGCAGATTCAGTAGTACTTCAATTTTAGTTTTAGCGTCACCAGTTACATTACCGGGTTCATCAACAACACGAATGACCTTGAGGTCAAGTCCAGTTGTGTTAACTGTTGAACCATCAGCACCTGCGCCGGAACGACCTGTAAAGGTAGAACCAGAGGTAACTGCGAGCAACGACATAGTTGCGCCGACAGCCGCAGCTGTGACTGATGAGTCGCATTGAATTTCATAGACTTGAGCAGGATTATCTACTACAAAGCCTACAGCGTCAGTGGCTGATGTGCCACCGGGCCAAAAAGGTTTAAACTTCTGTTCCCCGTCTTCTACATACCGACAGCCTTGGAAAACACCAACAGGCGATAGTCCTACTGAAATAACAGCAGTAATATGCCCAGCGGATACACGGACAGGTTGTCCAGTGAATATTGTGTTAGCATCACCAGATTTAATTGGATACTCATTAGTACCATGTGAATTTGGTGCGCCTCCACGAATACGGGTAGGAGTTAAACCATTAGGTGCATAAGTTGCAGTCATCTTATTTTTCTCCTAATCTGTGTAACCAAGGCTAAATATTTTAATCGAACTGTGGAGAACGACCCTTAGTTACATTGGTTTTACTTGAGTTTGAAATAGGCATACGGCGGTCACTGGCATTTTCAAGTTGTGAATTTACAGCATGTACCATTTCCGCAGATGCTTGTTCAAAATGTTTTTGTCGAGCTATAGCTTTACCTTTCGGCATTTTGACAAGGGCTAAATCTCCTCGACAAATTGTACCTTTATAACGACCATCATCCTTCACCATTGAAGTATTTGCCATTTCAGGTACTTCATCCAGATTAACAAACTCCCAGCCTTCAGCTAGTCGTTTACCCACATTTGTATAATCATCATTTCCTTTTAGGGTTATACGTATCCAACGAAGTGTCATTCCATCATTTGTAAATCTATTAACTACAGATTCAGGAATATCTAAAAGATTTGGTTCACGATATTCGTATGTTTCTTGTTCTCTGGTTTCCAGTTCACGACTCTGGGTTTCTCGTGTTTTTTTACTTGTCATTGGGTTTCCTCCACGCTATCGGTTAATTGTAGTATACTCGCCATCAGAGTTCTCAACTTTGAGTTTCTCGGCTGCATACTGTTCAAGTGATATACCCCATTTGTTAGCAAGACGTACATCCTCTTGTGTGAGTTTTACTTTCTTACTGGATGAGGTTGACGGAGTGCGTGAAGCTCCAGCGACCACTTGAGCAGGTTGTGACG